CTCATTCAGCCGGGCATCGCCTTCGTATAGTTCAAAGGCCTGTTCTTTCAGTTCCTTTAGTTCTTTGAGGTCAATAGTAACGGGTGAGTTTAGTTTCGCCTGATACTGCTTTGCTTTCGCCTTGTCCTTCACCTTATACACTCCCCAGGGTGCAATCTTCGCCTTTTGGGTAATCAGTTGAATGATGGCATATACCAAGTCATTGCCGATGTAACTATCCCTAACAATTTCTGCCTGATTCTGACCATCCCAAGTTATCAATCCCCTTTCGATTGAAACTTGAACAGGTGATTTAACGGGTGCTGCCTTGCGTTTAAGGAAATCGAATAAACCCATAAGTTATTATTTGTTACTGGCAAAATTACGATTAATTCGCCTACCATACTGCCACCTGAAATTGCGGCTTGTGCAAGTGGGTGAAGATGGCATAGCGCATTGCATCTAATCCATCATCATTCTCTTTCACCGGTTCATCAATCACATTATCGTTCTTATCCTTCTTCCACTTGTACGATTGCAACTCCCGAATGATGTTCTTACTGTTTGCAGTAACGTACAACGGATAAGATTTAACTTTCAATATTCCCGGCCATACTTCTTTGTTCGCTGCCTGTGCATTGATACCACCCCTGTAAAGTTCCTCAATGCTTTTGGGTTCGGCTGCATCGCAGTACACCGGTTTGCGGTCGCTAATGTGGTCTTTCACTTCCCTGATTATTTCGGATGGAGTTAACCCAGATTTGTAAATCAATTCGTTGACATAATTAGCCCCTTCGTAATGACATACGTTGACGAGTGCAAGTGGGTGAACATATCCAAAGTCCAAACCATAGAACATATCTCCCCCCTCCGGCATCTTGTCTATTATCTGCCATTTGGTATAGATTATCTCCTTTGCGGCACCCCTTTCGCCTAATCCGTACACCTTCCACATGAAGTCATCGGGCAGGTTCTTATACCCTTCAATGATGTCTATCTGTGTTTGGGATAAGTTGCCTTTGTTGTGTATGTAAGTAGATTTTATCCGCTTGTTGTTTGGATTGTCGGCCACATCGTACACCCAACTAACGAAGTCAGCAGGGTTCCAATCTAAAAAGATAGTTCCCGTTGTACGCATGGCCAATTGGTCGAATAGTGCTTTGCGGATAAGGTTTGCTTCGTTTACGAAAAGAATATCCCTACCTGGCCCCCGTGCTTTCTGCTCATCTTCAAGTCCGAATAATTCGATATAGCTGCCATTGGGGAATTTGTAGATGAAGTCAGTAAAGCTGAAATCTTCATCCTTCCACATATTCCAATCTTCCATAATGGTCTTGAAATCCCTGTATGCACCCCGTTTGATGTGTGGTAGAGAGTGCGATACGATGCTGATACGCTTGTTACGCTGCGTAGATGCTATCTGAATTAGCAATTGTACGATGGAGAATGATTTGCTTGATCGTGATCCCCCCTCATTGCATATTATCGGGAACCCCTCATTGTATGCCTTTTCATTGGCATAGAATACCGATGTCGCTTTGATTTGTTTAACTTGTTGCGATACCACACTTCTTGAATTTCTCTAAACTTATAAACTCCTCTTTCGTTTTCTGCATAACGCAGTAAACATTCCAACCGTCTGTTGTGTTACCCATTGCCGGATGCTCACCCAAGTCAATAATAGAATACTCACCAAAGGCAGCGAGTAACTTATAAAAATCCGTTGTATAGTAATTGAATCCATGCCCCGGCCAATTCCCTGTCTTTGGGTTTTCGCTGACAATGAATCCCCCAACTTTAACGAGGTTGTGCTTGTTCTTCCAACAGTTGTAGATTGCTTTGATGTCATGCTTTCCGTTTGTTCCAACGTGTTCGGAGGTTCCTGCATCCACCAAAAGGTCATACTGTACTCCGAAGTCGTGAAGCAAGGACAGGTCGTATGGCTGACTTCCGTTCTCTCCGCTAATGTCAAATGCGACATAGTTCTTGTTGGCATAATAGGTATCTTTAACGTATGGTGCAGGTAGTGTCGGATGGCGGTAATCATTCTGCGCTCCTAAATCTACCACCGTTTGCACTCTGTCAATAATGAGGTCGATTAGTTCGATTGTTTTTCCTGTGTAGCCCATATTACAAAGTTAATCTTTTACCCCCCAATTAATGAAGAACGGTTCAACTGGCATAAATTCCCGATAAGCTAACCCACCATAAGGTTGAACCTTTACACCATTGATATTCATGATAGCAGATAGCAGCGATTGGTCATGCCGGCTGCTGACATAGTGCGGATTCTTCGATTCGTTATGGTGGAAACAGTTGTTAAAGGCACCCTCAATCCACTTGTCAAATATCGGCTTTGTTTTTGGGTGGTCGAAGTCGAACACTATGCAACAAGCCATAATCTGATACATTGACACAACATCCTGATAGTTATTAAGTCCTAACCATGCGATTTGATGGTCAGGCATATACTTATGCAGCGGATGACCTTCATTATTCCACGCTACTATACCATGCTCGGCTGCAAGTTGCCACAACGGATCAGGGTTGCGCATTACTCTAATAGTGCTATCACACCATATTATTTTTCGGTAACCTAACTCATACGCTTCAGCTACCATTACCGGCTTAAACTGGTACGGCATATTTTGATGGCTCCATGATTCGTATTGCTGCGACTTCGGCCATTTGCCTTGTAGTATTTTCCTACCCTGGTATTCATCTACATAGCCATCCACACTCCGAAGGTGTGTGTCATAGTCGGGAGCATTGCGATTTATTGACCGGATAAGTCCGAGCATTGCTTCGTTGTAGTTTTCCCTGCCTGTTGAGGAAAGGGAGGTGATTACTTTATTTGCCATCTTTGAATAATTTATATGCCCATACAAACATTAGCAGTCCAAAGCCAAACATGGCAAAGGATATTGATATTGATACTATCTCGCCCATATTACGTTTTCTAAATTGTTTAATAATTTCTTATGCAGTCCGAACCCATTGCAGTACTCTTTAATGAGTTGGAACAGGTCAGCATTGCCATTATGCTCAATGCATACCATTTGTGTATGCGATAGGTTAATCTGTTCAAGTATCTCAAAGTCCATACCCTCCGCATCAATCGAAATGAAATCGAATACCTTGTAGGGGGAGTTCTTGACTAACGTCTTGTAAGTCCACACTTCTGTCATTCGTTCCTTAAACTCTGTACCATTCCACCTCTTAATCTCTGATTTCTTAATGGTGGATAGCAGCGATACATCGCCCTTGTTCAAATGTGTTCCCATTTCATGGAAAGTACAAGTACCGTCAGCCGTACCGATAGCAACGTTGAACGCTTTTACCTTGTCATTCGGTGGTATCCTGTTGAAAGCATCTTCAGAGGGCTCTACAAGTACACCACCCCATCCATTGAGTTGCAGGGAATATGTATTGGACAAAGTTTGTCCATCATTGGCACCAATGTCGAGGAATGTACCAGGTACATTGAAGTACTGTTCGATTACATCTTGTTCGTTGTTTTGTGAGTATCTCATTTTCCTTTCAATTTATCTATCTCCCTTTCAATATACCATTTCGCTTTCTCCAAATCCTCAATAGGATTATCCGTCTTTCTCCCTGCCCTTGCAACATACTTGATTACATTACCGAGTGAAAAGTTCAACCCCCACGCTTCGATTACATTAATAGCTTCGTAGGTTCCGGTGTGGTAGTAGGGTTGTGGTGGGGTAGGTTGTGAGTTAACGGCACAATACCAACAATCTTTCTCAAAACCCATAGCATTTAATTTTCCACTCCCGTTACAATATAGGCATGGTAAATTTGGCATAACTTACTTATTAGTCCTAAACTGATAATGATATAATTCTTTCTCAATCTTGACCTCTGTCTGCAACACCTTCGCATTGTGCATCGCAGTAGCGTACAGATAATCTTCCCCAATCTTAATGTCCTGAAATGGGAACTTAACGGCAATCTCCCTGCGTACAGGTACAATGTGGTTAGGATAGCGATAATAAGCCCCATCCTTCGCTTCATAGCCGTATTCCTTACTGATATACCACTTTCGCTCATCCTTGCCATTGGTGGTCATTATTCCGTTAAATACGATAACATCGGGATCCTGCTTTGCTGCCTCAAGTATGTCAGCGATGTAGGTGGGTGCAATCATGTCATCGTCATCCACAAATACGATGTACTTCCCTGTTGACTTGCCTATAAGATAGTTACGTTTGCGCCCTGTACTCATGGCACCATTATCCGATTCGACAATGATTTCAACCTCATCAGTTAGCTGATTAGATAACCGTGCCTTTTGCTGCACTAATTCCTGCAATAGTTGGGTAAGATAACCCTCACGGCCTTGAATGGTGCAAATTAGAATTGATAGGGTCATAGGGCTTTGATTTCGGCTTTTACTTGTTGCCAGTATAGTACTTCAGTTCGTAATTCTTGGATAGGGGATTGAAGGTAATTTCCGACAATAACTTTAAGTATCTCA